TATTCGACCACGACCTCACGCTTGACCGCATTGAGGCTCGGTGTCGCTTGCTCGCGGCTAACTTCAAGCCTGACGTAGTGTTCATTGATTACCTCGGACTGATTAAGGCTAAGGGCGATGGTGCTTACGAGCGCATGACTACGCTATCTAAGGCCATGATTCCGCTGCGTAAGACTCTCGGTTGCGCTATGGTAGTAGCCGCGCAGCTTAACCGTGGTAATGAAAAGGAGAACCGTCCACCTAGTAGAACGGACTTCCGTGATACAGGTTCGATTGAGGAAGATGCTCACCGCATCATTGCTATCCACCGCCCGAAGGACGACCCGAGGACTGGCATTGAGCAAGACATTAACGGCTCGAACTTTTACTCGGAGCTTTACCAACTGAAGTTGCGTGATGGTAACTTGGCTCACGCCCCGGTTAACTTTAACGCGAGGCATACTCGCTTCGAGGAACTAACATAATAACAAAGGAAAAATGAATGAGCTGGCTTTATTCGCAGGTGCTGGTGGAGGAATACTTGGAGGCAAACTCCTTGGATGGAGAACAGTCTGCGCCGTCGAGTGGGAACCTTATCCCGCAAGCGTATTGTGCGCCCGACAAAATGAAGGCGCACTCCCGCCTTTCCCGATTTGGGATGACGTTCAAACCTTTGACGGACGACCGTGGCGAGGAATTGTTGATGTTGTTTCTGGAGGATTTCCGTGCCAAGACATCAGCTCCGCAGGAAAAGGAGCAGGAATCGAAGGAAGTCGCAGCGGAATGTGGCGGCACATGGCGCGGATTATTGGTGAAGTTCGACCACGATTTGCTTTCATCGAAAACAGTCCTTTGCTCAGAACAAAAGGACTCGCAACGGTTCTCAAAGACCTTGCCGAGATGGGGTATGATGCGCGATGGGGAGTGCTCGGAGCGCACCATGCCGGGGCACCTCATAAGCGGGACAGAATGTGGGTTCTTGCACATGATGCCAACGCCAACAACGGCACCGGAGGCACCCAACAAGAACGCCAATACGAAGGGGCCGAAAAATCTGTTGGAAATTGCGAAAACGAATTGGATGCCTGGGGAAATTTGGCCGACACCGGGAGCGAACGAGGACAGCTATCGGCTGGGCGGGAACTCGCAGCAGTCGAAAAGCCTTGGATCGATAGCGCGTCGCGAAGCTCTGGCAGAATCGCCGGAGAGTGGTGGTCAACTGAACCCGCCGTGGGTCGAGTGGCTAATGGGGTGGCCGCTAGGGTGGACAGACTTAAAGCCATTGGAAACGGACAAGTTCCAGCGGTGGCTGCACTCGCATGGGAACTTCTATCAAAATGAAACGCTCACCGCTGAAACGCAAGACCTCGCTTAACCGCGTGTCGTCTAAGCGTGCCGAGGAGCTAAAGGAATACCGCAAGCTAAAGGGCGGCCACATAAAGAAACGACCTGTTTGCGAGATATGCGAAACGAACAAAGCAATAGACATTCACCACCGTCTCCCATTAGGGCGCGGAGGGAAGCTATGCGACACGACGATTTTTGTTGCAGTCTGCCGCTTTTGCCATAATTACATTCACAACAACCCAGCATGGGCCGAGAAAAACAACTGGATTTTGAGGACTACAAATGAAATACAATACTAACGAGCAAATCAAACAAATGGCTAACGCGCTTCTCCGAGACGCCGAAGAAGCCTACCGAAATGGAGATGAAGTCGCTTTCTTTAAGAGCCTTGAGCGCATGAAGGTGGGGGCAGAGGCTCTCGTCTTGCTCGCTCAGGTTGCAGACTATACGAAAGAAGACAGCAATGTATGAAGGTAATTGGAGAGCCGAGTCAGCAGAACGGTGCCTTGCGCTAGTGCGAAGATACGCGCCGGTTTACATGAAAATCGGAGGGCCGGTTGAGGCTGGCCCACCTGTGTTCTCTGATGGGGACAAGGCGAAGATTGTTGCCTTGACGCGCCAAGGAAAAGTTTCCGAGCAAGTGGCTAGGGAGTGCGGTTGCAGTATCAGTTATGTAACGCACATCTTGCGCCTAAATAACGTCCCGACGCCGACAGATGATGATATTGTGCGCGGCTTGAGTGGTGATGAAATTGCTACCGTTATCGCATTGCGGAAGCAAAGGCAAGGCGGGAGAATGAGAACCGCCAGAAGCATTGCCACTGAAAGCAATTTACCTTGGAAGGCAGTCCGTGCCGTGCTGCGGAAGTGTATGCATAATTTTGCTAGTAAATCAAAACAATGAAAACAACAGGACGCATAAAGCACGGGGCGTTCTCTGAATGCGGGGAATTGAGATTCTGGGCGTATGCGAACGGTTCTGAGTATTGGGTCACTTGCAATAAGTTTTCAGAAATGACAGCCCGTGCGCTTGAGTGCAAAAAGCGCAGGTATTGGGAAAACCCAGATAAGTTTAGGGCCGCTCGCCGTGAACGGCCAAGAACTGATTCTGAAAGAAATGCAGACCGCATACGCTCAAAATGTCCAAATAGGCGAGCATGGACTAGAGCGTGGGCAAAAGAAAGAAAGAGGAAGTCCCCATCTTTTGACATATCGTGCAGGCTTCGTGTAAATCTAGCGCAGGCACTTTCAAGGTATTCGAGTGGAGGAAAATCGGCAAGCACCGAGGCCATGATAGGCTGCACAATGGCAGAATTTATTACTCACCTTGAGTCTAAATTTCGTGATGGAATGTCTTGGGAAAATAGGAAGCTGTGGCATATTGACCACATAATCCCATGCGCAGCTTTTGACTTGACCAAGCCAGAAGAACAAAGGAAATGTTTTCATTATTCTAACCTCCAGCCCTTGTGGGCTAGAGACAACCTAGTAAAAAACAAAAGGATTAAATAATGCGCACCACAGGATTATTCACCACGCATCGCGTGGAAATCGAAGTAGAAACAGGGAAGCCTTTTAAGCTCATCCCTTTCGGAGACATTCACCGCGACTCAGATATGCACGCTGACGAGCATTGGTCCGAGTTCCTGGACTACGCCAAGCTGCAAAAGAACGCATTGTTCCTCGGTATGGGCGATTACTCTGACGGTGTATCTACCTCGGAGCGAATCATTCTTAGCGACACCGGGATGCACGACACTACCAAGCGCACGCTCGACGGCGTTTACAAAGGCGTGATGAAAACCCTCGCTAACGAGCTAGACTTCATGCGTGGGCGGTGCATCGGGCTGCTCGGTGGCAATCATTACTTCGCTTTTGATAACGGCGACACGACTGACCATATGCTTGCGGCTTACTTGCAAACCAAGTTCCTCGGCGTGTGCTCGTTCATCCGTCTTAGCCTTCGGTTCAAGAACCGCACGCAACGCCAGTCCCTCGACATCTTCGCGCATCACGGTAAGGGCGGCGGCACGCTCCCCGGTTCTACGTTTAACACGCTAGAGAAGATGCAGCAATCTGCTGACGCTGACTTTTATCTCATGGGACACGACCATAAGAAAGGTTGTATCCCATCGTCCCCGCGCCTAACGCTTGTCTCTAGCGGGAAGAACGCAGAGCTTACTGTCCGTGAGCGCACGCCTTGGCTTGGGCGCACTGGTTCGTTCCTCAAGGCTTACGAGAATGGTCGCGTAAGTTATAACGTAGATTCCGCAAGAAGTCCTTGCGCTCTCGGCTGGATTGAGTTTGAAATTACTCCAGTTCGCCGCCAAAGCAAAGCAAACAAAGAGGACAGGATTGAGTTCAACATTCGAGGAACCTCTTAACTTCTTGACAGCAGAATAACCATAACTAACGAATAACCATGAGCCTAGATACAATCGTCAACACCCAGCCGGGAAATTACATTAACGGTAGCTTCACTGGAACAGTGAAGTTTGCCAAGCAGCGGGTCGGCAAGTTCGGCCCTTACGAAACAGCCGTCATCGTCGTAGATGGAACAGATGTCAGCGCGATGTCTGACGCACCAATCTTCGTCCCTAACAATAACAAGACCGTCTCGTTCAGCGGGAAAGGTATGAAGCGTAAGGACGATTACAACGGAAAGCCGCAGATTTCGCTTGGCAAATCCGTCATCGTATCTACACAAGACGACGTGGATAGCCACTCCGAAAGCAATCAGGCTTACGCTACGCCTGCAAAACAGGCCCATACTGCCACGGAAACGGCCCTTAACGGGGCTGAACTGGCTAAGGCATGGGCTGACCTAGCATTGGCTACGCGCAAGGCGTTTAACGACGTTGGCCTCCCAGAGATTGCTGATAACGCTGCTCTCCGCGCTCCTGAGTGGGGTGCCTTGTGGTGGTTCGGTCAGCGCACGGTTGAAACCCCTGCGCCCGAGGACGACTTGCCTTACTAAACAATTAGGTATTGCGACGGCGTGTGATGACGCTGGTTACTTTCATCACCTCCCGGTAATCGCATAAAAGCCGGGGTCTTTTTTTGCCTGAGTAGCTCAGTTGGTAGAGCGTCGCCTTTGTAATGCGAATGTCGCTGGTTCGATTCCAGTCTCAGGCTCCAAACAAAACAGAACAACTAAGAACAACTCGATACCATGAGCGACGAACTGAAAGAGAAGATTAACCGTATCGCGGCTAAGAATAAGTGGGAGGTAGGCAACGTAACCTTGCACGAGGGTAACGTGTATGTCTGGGCCACGAACGGCAAGCCACTCGGCATCATCCCCGAGTCGTGGATAAATGGGATGAACAGGTTACAAGCTACCGCGAGGATGCGGCTGGCTCACTGATTAGCCTGCTGCATCATCCTGATTTGGCGCATTACATCGCCAGTAACAATACCCTTTCGGGCCATCGCCTGAATGTAAGCGTCAGGGTTCTGGGATTTAAGCGACTGCTTGTAAATATACTCAGCGCGGCTTCCATCGGAAGTGCCAAGGCTCATAATGAGAGAGTCAATCGGCGTCATGCCGCGCCGCTTTGCAAGTTCCTCCGACTTGTAAATAGAAATCAAAGACCTTCCGAGCGGTGGGTTTTCTCGGGTAATCTTTCTGATTTCAGACATTTGCTGCGCTCTCGGAAGCTGCGAAATCCTGTCTTCCCATATTTGCGTTCCAGTCTCGCGCTTAACCAATGGCAAGTCGGGAACCTGATTATTAAGGACGTTCAGAATGTTTGAAGAACCAAGGCCGGACTCTTTAAGAGTTTTGATAATTTCGTCCTGACTAAACCCAAGTGTTGCTAGATTGTTAGCGTGACGAGTTATCTTAACCATCGAATCACGATACGCAGAGTTAGCCTTTTGATATACATCCATAACCTGCTCTGGGCTTAGGTTTCTGTAATCGCGTGCAGCAGAGTAATCGGCAGAAGCGAGGCGCGAGTTATTTACGCTTTGCTTAATCTTGAACATCGCCGCCTCTTGGGTGTTAAAGGCATTAAGGCGCACGCCTGCTTGTCGGCGCAAGACATCTTGTGGAGATAGCTGGCCTTGGCCTCGGAGCGACTGCTGGAGTTTAGTAACCTCTCGGGCTATACCGGGCCTAAAGGCATCGTCCATAGCAAACGCAAATCGTTCTTGTGCGTTCTTAAACTTATCCGTCTCGTAGCTTAACGGCTTTCCTGTTTGAAGGTTCACGTTAGAAACGGCAGAAATAACAGAGCGTGCCAAGAAAGAACCCTCGCCAACGAACTCGTTAATCAGTAAGTTCCTAACGCCTTCGATTGGCCGTCCAGAAAGTCCTTCATCAAGCGCAGCAAGACCAGTATAATGAGGGACAATGTAAGACGGGTTAGCGTATTTGCCAGTCTTGCCATCGTCGCTAAGGGTAATAGCAAGCATCTTGTTTTCGTCCCAATCTGGCAAAACAGTTTCTTTTAGCGCAGCTTCTTTAGCATCGGTTACATTATGGTTTGCGTTCCATGCCTTAATTGCGGCAAACGAAATTCCGTAAACGGCCATTAACGAAGAAAGCCGTCTTCCTCCCTCTGTCCGCATTGCTGCTAAGTCAGCTTGGCCAAGCCCTTTGACCCCGCGACCAAAGGTTCCCTGCATCATCTCCCTGATAATACGCCCTTGGTTGTATTGGTTTCTTGCAAACTCAGCGGTAAACGAAGCGAACTGCGGGACGATACCAACCTTACTCAACTCCTTAAATGTCTTTGAAAGCCTGTCATAGTTCTGGTATGTGTCGTTAGTCATGTCAGCAGCGAAACGCTTTATGGTTTCGCTATCGGCAGACGGGAACATGTTTCTTGCCACCTTTTGATTAGCTTTCCATGCAACAAAACGGCCAACCGTATCGGGAACGGTATAAGCCTTAGCCAACGGGTCTAGTCCTTTTTGCGAGAGCTTTGAAAAGATTCCTCGCTCAAACCCAGAACGAATGTCGCTATCAAGGATGTTGCTCCCCTTGATTCCGTATTTGGTCATTTCGGCGGCGTCTGCAATAAGCCGCTTCTTGGCTTCTTGGTTCCTTGTTAGGTTTGAAATTGGGCCGTATTCAGACAGCGCAAGACGTAAGCCTCGACCGGCCCCGGCAAACGGGTTAATTCCCATACCAATAAGATTAACCGCGTTACCATAAACCTGAACGGCGTAAGATGGGGGATTTACGAGAACCTTTACGGCTTTGGACAAACCAACGCCAGCGTTCCAAAGGTCTTTAAGACCGCCAATAATAGGGTTCTCCATCTCTCTCTTTGCGCCACCAAGATAAACTTGGTTAAGCGCATCCTGAACATGAGGCATCACATAAAGGCCAGAGCCTTCTTTTTCGTATCGCTTTAAGAAAAGCTCACCCATACCTTGCGTGGGCGTATTAGACGCAAGCCCACGAGCAACGAGCAAATTCTTAATGTTAGCATCAGCCTCGTCCCGATAAACGCCGCGAGCCACACGGCTAAGTGTTCCTCGAATACGCTCGCCCGGTTCGGTAATTTCCCCAAGGTAGTCAAGAAGCGCGGGACCAATCTCCTGCCTTTGGCGAAGGAATCCATCAACAGCCGCAGGCAAATAGTTCCTATTGCCAACGTTAGACAACTTCTTTTTATCAAGAGAAGCAAGGTATTCTTCGCCACCTTCTCCAAGTTCAGCAAGGGCTGCTTGCCTTTGCTTGGCAGTCGGGAAGTAGTCTTTGTCTGCAAAGAAACGAAACTCTCTGGTTAAGTAATTACCCTCGTCCATTGAACGTGTAATGATTTCACGCAGCTCGTCAGACGCTTCTGTGGCACCAATGTCTATATTCTTAACCAACTTTCCCTGAAGCTCTTTGACCTTCTCTCGGCCAAGCTCAAGGATTGATTGAATAGACCTTAGCCCGACTGGAAGTTCCGCGATTCTTCCGTTAAGGAATTCGTTAACAGCATTAGCTGCCTCTACCGGGTTAGCCTGTTTCTTAATGGCAGCATCAATATCTTTTGAAATCTTGCTTCCAAGCTCAGTTGCGGCAAGAACTTGGTTCTTCGATAAGATTGCTTCACTTTGGATTTCCTTACCGAGCAAAGTGCTGGGTGCAACGGCAGCCTGAATACTTTGACCAGCTCTTTGCAGCCGTCCAAAGAATCCAACCGCGGTATCCGAAACGGCCTCTTTGATTGGGCGTTCCGCAGAATCCACAACGATTTCCTCTGCTGCATTTTTCGCAGCATTAAGCGATGCGTTAACCTCTGGAATGTTTGTGGTTGGGGTAAGCTCGGACGGCTGAATCTCGCCACGAGCAATCATGGCATCAACCTCGTCTGGTGTCTTATTAGTAATCTTGTTCCATAGCTTACCGCCGCCAAGATGGATGCCCTTAAATGCACCACCAGCGATTGCTCCCGGACCAGCGTATGCAAGGGCTTCTTCTGGCGTAGGCAAACGCCCTTCATCAACAACCTTAGTTACAACCGCTTCTCCTGTTCCTGTTAATGCGCCACGACCAGCGGCCTTTGCTAGCGTAGGAACTACCTTTGCTCCCTTTACCGCGCCACCGCCGGGAATCAAATTAACTAATCCAGCAAACAAAGCACGACCGGGGCTAATCTTTTCGCGCCCCTCAATCTTCTGTGCCGAAATAGACCCGGCAACGCCGCCACCAAATGCCAGCACAGGATAAGAAATGCCTAGCGTATAAGGCGCAAGTGCTGCACCGGCAACCTGACTAGCAGTTCCAATGCCTACCTCTGCGGCTACACCGGCACCAACCTGTCCAAGAGACGGGCCTTCCTCTGCTTGAGGTTGCTTCTGCGCCACATCTGGGCGTGCAGCATATTCCGAGAAAATAGCATCAAGCTCTTGCTCGGTTGGAGGTGAATCGCCAGTCAGTTCAAGCTCAAGCCCTGTCTGACTATCTTTTACTAGATAGGTCGGCATAGCTTATTCTACACTAACCTTTATCGCGGATTTACCGTAAATCGGCCAACCGTGGGAGCTGATACTGGCTGGGCAGGAGTAGTTGCGCTACTGTCCTTACCGCGATCTTCCTGTTTTTTGAAAAACAAATCCAAATCTTGGATTGTTGGGGTTTGACCAACCCCGTTCTTTATCCCGAGGCCAATAGCTATGTCAAGAGCCTCGCCAGCTTTACCAGCTTCATAAAGTTTACGCATCTCACCAGCTTTTTTAATCTTATCCTCCGTGCTAAGAACGTCAGCTGGGATGTTTAATCCGGGTTCTTTCGGGAGCACCTGAGCACCACCTCGGCTTGTGGTGACAACTGTTGCCTGAATCCCTGTTTCTGGGTCGGTAAGTGTTTGAATTCCCGGGGTAAATGTTTCGGGGGAAATCTTCGAAATGGCCGACAAGCGTTGTGAAGCAATCTCTGGATTTGCCCCAGACCCAATTGCCGTATTATACGCTCCCTGAAAGTCTATCTTGCCCGTCCCCGCTTCGGTATTAGCCGCAATTGCGTCAGTAATAAACTTGTTTTCCTGAACATCAATACGACGCTTTGCCTCGTTAAGACCAAGCGAGATTACCGTAGGGGCTTGAGAGAGAAGTGCGTCAGCCGCAGCAGATTTTTCGGCAAGAGAAACATTCGGATTGTTAGCAATGCTGGTCGAGAAATCGTTAAAAATACTCTTTGCGCCCTCTGGCAAATCAAGCTCTGACATCACGTTGGCAAAGGCATTTGCTTGTTTAACCCGACCTTGCATTGCGGCATCCTCTTTCTTCATCAAACGGTCGCGCTCGGCCATCTTTTCTTTTTTAACGGCACGCTGTTGGAGGCCACCGCCAATTGAACTAAGTGCACTACCGATTCCACGGCCAATGGCAGCCCCTCCCTCGGCCTCAAGCTGTGCGCCAGCAAGCGCACCACGAAGGTAGTTAGAGTAATCTGTTGCGCCAAGTCCTGCTTGAACGCCTGTGCCGAATCCGTAAGCCATTAGATGAAAGCGGGGTTAGCAGCGAACTTACGCTCAATGATACCTGTCATCCACTTGCGGATAGCCCACTTAATAAGCGGCTTGTCCGAAATGAACTGAGCGAACTTCTCGCCGTGTTTAATGTAAAGGTTAAAGAACCAGTCAGGGGAATTCTCAAACAGCCACTGACGGAACAGGAGCCACATCGGGTTCTCGTTACCGAAGACCTCACGGGCTACCCAGCAACCAGCAAGCTTACCGCCACCGAGAGCACCGAGGCCGCTAAAGATACCACCAATCATAGCGCCACGAGCCTGAGCCTGAGCACCAGCAAACCCAGCCTGAGCACCGTAAATAGAGCTTTGGTAGTTAGTTTGGTTAGCCTGATTCTGAAGCGCAAGGTTAATCCCAGCGTTCGGGTCAAAGAGGTTCGGGCCGAGTTGCTGACCAGCAAGGCCAGCGGCGAACTGCGTAGAAGCCATGCCCATACCGGGGGCTTGCGCGGGACGACCAAGAATAGCTTGGAACGGGTCAGCGGCGGTAGCTTGGTTAGCGGCGAACGCCATCTGAGCAGCTTGCAACGCTTCCTGACGGCGAGCGGCAAGGGCTTGCTCGCGGTTAAGAACCTCGGAAGCAACCGTGCTAACGTCGCCTACGCGACCACGGGAAAGACCACCGAGACGAGCGGCTTGCTGTGCGCCACGCATCTCTTGCGGGGAAAGCTGGCCAGTAGCCGCGAACCGCTGGGCGGCAAGGGCGTTAAGCTGGTTAACAATCGCTTGCTGCATCGGGTCAGCCGCACGAAGCGCAGCCGTAGCGCGGCCACCAAGGGCTTCAACGTCAGCAATGTCAGCAGCACGTTGTGAGCTTGTGAGTTCCTGACCGATACCAGCGGCTTGACGCGAGGCCAAGTCTTGCAGGCCAAGAAGTCCCATCTGGCCGCCGCTGCCTTGAAGAAAAGTGTTAATGTCGTTCAGCTCAAGCTGCGTGTATTGCGGACGATACATCTGCTCGGACGCAAGAATCTGGCCCTGAAGCACGGGGTCAGCCATCGCTCGCGTGAAATCAAGGGCGGACTGGCCGGGGTCAACTGGGGTAGGGGCTGGAGGAGGAGTGGGGGATTGAACTTTTTGGCACATGGGTTTAAAGGGTCATGTTGTTGGCGAATACTTCAGTATCCCATACCGTTTCGTATCCAAAGTGTTTCATGTGCTTATTGTATGGACTGTTCTTATTGCAAAGAACTATATATTGAGCCTGCCCCTTTTCTTCCATCAGAGCATCGTAGATGTGCTTGAGTTGTAGCGATTCTTTTGGGCCGATAGCTTTCGAGTCATGCCACAACATCAAGACAGGAACTAAGGCGATTGACGCGCATCCAGCTATCTTGCCGTTCTTCTCCACAAGGTGAGTGGGGAGGACGCACCCATCATTATCGGCGCGGGAAGCCGCCATAACAGCATCTAATTCAGCCCTGTCTTTAATTCGTCTTACTTTAGGCACAAAACTCATAGAATATATTCTTAGCGGTTGATATTAATATGCTTCCGATGGCTGGACAGCAAGGTTGCCCAAATATTGCGATTGCAAGGCTCCATAATAAAGCCATGAACTCTGGGGGAATCTGTGCCATAAATGTTAAGAGCTTCAGAGATTGCTGACATTACTCGTCAATAAGACCGTGGTCACGAAGTCTGGCAAGGATTGAGTTAATACCGTCGAAAGCGATTGAGAAGTTAGCGTTAATACCAGCATCGTCGCCAGTGCCTGAGATTGTTGCGCCCGGTCCAGCATCGCTGATGGCTGCAAGCTGGGCACCAACAACCGGTGTGCCGTTTACTTTGTAGCCTGTGGTAAAGTCAGCGGTAACGCCACCTGTTATATTACCAGAATCGTCAATCGCAATGGCTGACGATTGAATCGTAGAGCCGCCTGTGCCATCGGCGCGGATAATGCGGTTATCCGTAGAACCAGTCGAGCCACCGATTGTGCCGCCGCCACCACTAGCAGTAGAGGCAATCGTAATGCTACCAGCACCGTTAGTAATCGTGACGTTAGAGCCAGCAGTAAGCGTGGCCTTAGTAAAGCCTGTGCCGTTACCGATGAACAACTGACCATTAGAACCGCTTTCCAGTTTAGAAGCTGTAATGCCTTTGTCCTTAACGATTATCTTGCCAGTCGAAAGCTGCGTCGTTACGTTATCCACGGCACCAGAGTCGAACGTCGCGCTGTTAATAGCGGCGTTAAGGTTCGCTGCGGTTACTTGGTCGTTCGTGACGTAAGTGTTACCTGTGCTGAGGATAGCCATATCAGTATTCTACCACGAGGGTTTATTGCTTAGAGCTGATGTTAAGGTCTGTAAGTTGGGAGGTAATTCGGACAGCCCGAATCTTAGGACGGCCAAGTGTAGGCGTCAGGGTTAGCTGGCCTCCGTATCCCCTGACGTTACCAATACGGCCACGGACTGAGGCATCTTCGGAAACTGCCAAGGTTTCTCCAAGAAGGTCAGAGAGCGAATCAAGCTGATTAACCGAGTCGGGGTTCTCTGACTCAAAAGAAACGTCAATGTCAGATACGTTGCTATCAGAGCTTTCGGCCTGAAGCTCGAAAGAGTTATATCGCTTTCGGTCCATTGTCCCAGCGGTGTATTGCCGAGTTGTCATGTAAGACTGAATCGGATAAGTCGTAGCCGACTGACCAATCTGTGTTATTAACACATCGTTATTTTCCTGAAGGTCTTCAAGGATATGGATGCCGCCGAAAGAGTTCACGGCATACAGCTTGTTTAAGGAGCCTGCGCCAGCGCGGATAAGGTTACGGATGTTCCAGCCGGGAGCGTCAACGGTATCCAAGGACTCCCAGCCTTGGTTCAGGAAGTTGTAAACCAAGATGGCATTATTCTCGGTCGAGCCGTCAATGGGGACTGCGATGTAATAACGGTTATCGTGGTAAATGGCTACGGAGTTCTTCGCGTAATCCTTGGTAATTCGCTTGATGAGCGGGTTAATCGGCTCGGAAAGCGGGATAGATGCGCCGCGCAGGTTATACAAGTCCTCGAAGGTCATGGCGTAAATGCCGTTATCCGAGAGGAAAAGAATCTGGTTGCCGACCTGAACCACCGAGCGACGAGCCAGACAGCCCACTTCGCGGGTAACTTCTTGGACCGTAGTGGACTCCAAGGCACCGCTTACGCCACGCACGAGGTGAATCGTGTTACGGTTAAACACCACAAGGTTATCCTCGGTGAACGGCTGGAGGGCTACGACGTAATCCGCGCCACCTGAAGCGATGCGGTAATTAGCGTAAATCTGGTCGTAAGTGTCTTGGTCGAGAACGTCAGACGC